CTTCCCAGTTACGACCCTCGTCTTTCGACAGAAGCCGCCAGCGTGGGTTAACTATCAGGCTGAGGTAGCCTGTTCGCCGCATACGCCGGGGAAACAATTCCCGGCGACGGTACTGGCGCAGCACACGCACAGCCCTTTCGTGAACCCACTCAGGAATTCGGATTGCTGTGAGCGTCATAAATGCTCCTGTGTTATGGCTGCGGTTTTCTTTGCATGCTCAACCAGTTCGGCTACAAGCTCATCGACCAGCAGTTTTCCGTTTTCTGTCAGATATTCACCATGGCCATTCACATCAACTGCATTCCGGTATAATTCGCGGATAGCTTTATCTCCGTCGATACTTCCATGTTCTTTTCGGGCTATATTTTCGAAACGAACCAGAAGCCCATCCATAACAATTTCTGTAAGCTCCAGCGTTGTAATTCCACCTTTCGGCAGACTAATAACAATGCAGGTACTTCCTGTTTTTCGCTGATGGCGGAGTAAAGCTGCTTTTAATATTCTGCGGCGATAGGTGAGAATTAAATTATCCATTGCGACGTTCTTCCTCTAATTTCAGAACTATTTCTTCTTCGCGTTCTGTCCAACTATGAATTTGAGATGAGAGGTCATAGATCAGTGCGCATAAATTTTTTAATTGAAAGCGGTCGAGCTTTTCGTGATATTCGAAAATAGTTTGTGTCAGTGCGGCCAGATGAGAGGCAGTATTATTTATTTGCTGGATATCCTGACGTTTTAACTCTGGCATGATTACCGCCCATATGCTTTACGCAGAAACAGAACGGCTATATCCCAATAGCCAGCCGATGCCATTAATTTGGCTGTGTTATAAGCGCGTTTGTTTTTCATGCGAAATGCCTCACGCTAAGCGAAGCAATTACACGCCCGTGAATTTGCATATCGCTCTGCTCATCGGCATTGAGTGTGAATACTTCGTAATGGTGATTGTCGGATATAATTTTCAAAGCGCCGCCCGCTATTGGCTCAACACGCTTAATGAAAACGCAGCGACGACCAAACACATCACGTGAGAATACATAAATACCCGGCGTGGAAATTACCCCGGAACAGCCGATAAAGGCCACCACTTCACCCGGCTGGATTGTTGGCTGCATGGAATCGCCATTCATCTTGCAGGTCATTATCTTACTGGCGAATTGCTCTACGTCATTTTCATTGAATAAGACACGCGGCATTACAATCGGTTTAGTAATCACTGAGAGTGCATTTTGCATTTTTGTTTCCTCAGGTTGAGCGAGGTCGCAGCAGTTAAGCTGTTAATAATTATTTGAGTTGATTAATTTATTGTGCGGTTAAAGTGGATATTTTTTATATCAGGATGTTCATCAATTATTTTCTTAGCATAGGGGCATGCTTCATCATAATTTTTGAAAAAATCCACTAACACATAATTATTATCTTGTCTTTCGTAGATAGCGAATTCCATCTCGCCATGCATAACGGTGGTGAATTCATAATTATAACCTTCCTGATAAGGCTGGGCTGCACGGCGATACGCCCAGTGTGCGCCTGTGGATTTAAGCTTCTCAAGAATGTCAAATTTAGTGTCAACTGATTTGGATTGGTTGGAATTGTTCATTTCATTGGCTCCGTTGTTTGCCGTTGAAATGAGTATAACCGCTAGTTCTTTTGTTGTAAACACCGCTGGTTCCAATAAAATAGAATTGGCGGTTATGATTATGATATATATGATAATATTTTTACATACCATCAACTTGATATGAGGTTTGGGCAAAAAAAAAGCCCGGGGTTACCGGGCTTGACATCGATTGACAGTTTTTATTAAACGAGCATCATTTTTGTTTGTACAGCTACGCCTATAATGCGGCAATTACCATTAACTGGCACCAGCGGCCATTGTGGGTTAAGACCTTTGAGATACCGCTGCCCACCATCGATCACAAGCTTTTTGAATGTGGCCTCGTTTGAATCTTCAAGCTTGGCGATAACTAAACTCCCGTTAACTGCTTCCCGGCCAGTATCGAACAGGACATAAGTACCTTCTGGGATACTTAATCCAAGAGGCGCTGTCATAGAATCTCCTTCAACATAAAGCCAAAAACCATCACCCTGAATGTGCGCATCTGACTCCAGCCAGAGATCCACATCTTTCAGTGAGTAGGCCTCAACAGCCTCACGCCAGGCTCCTGCCTGAACGCTGCTCAATACGGGGTATTTATTTCCAGGCTGATATGTTCCCGCATAGGTAACGTTCGATTTTGTCAGTTGCTTTGCTTCATTGGCTAATACAGGACTAAAGTCTTCAACCTTCACTTTGAGTATTTCCGCCAATTCTATAGCTCGTTTTAGGTTCAGGGCATTTTTACCTGCCAGAATCTGCGCGACCGCACTCTGGCTAACACCGAGCTTGTCAGCTAGCAACTCCTGAGAAAGCCCAAGATCTTTTTTCTTGCTTTCATAAATCGACTTAAGCCGTTCTGCATCCAGTAGCTGCTCTTCAGTTAATGGTTTTTTTTCATCAGAATCTCCTCTCATATGAAATTATCACCGCCGGGAATACTAAGCAATAACCGCCAGTGTTGCAATAAAGAGAGCTAGCGGTTATACTTAGCGGAGGAGGAACTTATGAAAAAACTTACGCTAAGAGAATTTGCAGAGCAGGAAGGGCAGGTTAAAGCCGCAAGCAAGCTGGGAATTCGTCAAAGTGCCATAAGTAAAGCACTGAGAGTGAAAAGAAATATTTTTGTTGAGGTGAACCCGGATGGAACGGTAAGGGGTGAGGAAGTGAAGCCATTCCCCACACCGAAGGCGGTCATGTAACCGGAGGTTTTATGTACCCGGATTATGTGCAGATTGAAATGCCTGCGCGATACAGCCTGGCAGACGCGGCATGGATTCAGGGGCAATTGCTCCTGCTGCCTCCCTCGCTGAGGCGAAAAATTGCCCAGCGATATTCAGAAGTTTATGAAGTTGAGTTTGACGCCGAGCCAGTTTCGTTCCGTCAGGAGAACCGGGCAAGGCACGAAGCCAATACACGGCTTCGCCAGTTCGTGAGAGCACACGGGCGCGCTATTCAGGGGTACACATCGGAACCGCCACTGATTTACGCACCGAAGTAAACCGGGCTTAAAGGTGCCTGGCTGCATGCTGACTTAAAGGTGTCAGGTGCTGATGAAGTGGGAACTTCCCGCTTGCTTTTTTCTGTTTCGTTGTACTCGCTTACTAGTACATGAATAAGGGAGAGGTAAGAGGGGGGTTAGGGGGGAGATCGGAGAGGGATGGGAAAAGGCCTTTTCCAACAGGCAGCTCCATTGCTTATGTTGATCTCGATCTTTGAGGTTAACCCGCAAAATCCCGCGTACTAGCAAAGTGGTGCGGGCTGCGCCGATCCCGGTACGAAAAGGCGTTTTTCCTGGAAGAGTAATTTAAAAGGTGGTGGTGATGCTGAATATCAACCCAAATTTCGCACAGGATCGCGCGCTAAATTCACTGCGCCGGGAGTGGAAACAGAAGCGCACTTTCATGGTCTACGCGCCGACGGGCAGCGGCAAAACCGGACTGGCGGCATTTATCGCTGCCGGGCACATCAGCCGCAATCTCCGCGTCCTGTTTATTGCTCCGTTCACAATCCTGGTTCAGCAGACAGCAATACGTTTTGTTGAATATGGCCTTCCTGCTGACGAAATCGGGATCATCTGGCGCGATCACCCGGACTACGACCCATCCCGCCTTATTCAGATTGCCAGCGCCGATACGCTAATCCGTCGCGATTTTCCGGACAACATCGATCTGATTATTGTCGATGAAGCCCATATGAAGCGTCGCGCGCTGCTGGAGATCATCCGGGATTCCGGCATTAAGGTTATAGGCCTGTCCGGTACGCCGTTCTCTCCCTGGTTGGGGCAGTATTACGAAAGCCTTGTAAAGCCAACCACTATCAGAGAACTGATCCAGCGTGGCGACCTCAGTACCTTTGAATTTTACGCGCCTACCAGACCCGATCTGACAGGGGTAAAAACCAGCGTTACGGCAGGGTACGGATCTGACTATAACGAAAGCCAGCTTGCGGAAATCATGTGTGGCTCGGAGCTGGTGGGTGACATCGTCGATAACTGGCTGCGCAACGGGCTTGATTTGCCTACGGTCGCGTTCTGCGTGAACGTGGCGCATGCCAATTTCATTACGATGCAGTTTAACCGCGCGGGCATCAACGCTGAAGTCATGATCGCGGAGACACCTTCTGACGAACGACGCCTTATCATTCACCGGTTCGAAACGGGCGCCACAAAAATCATTGTCAGCGTAGGTGTGCTGGTAGCCGGATTCGACAGCGATGTGCGCTGTATCATCTACGCCAGGCCGACAAAGAGCGAGATCCGATGGTTGCAGGCTATCGGTCGCGGGCTGCGCACCGCGCCCGGCAAGGATACCTGCCTGATTTTCGATCACAGCGGCACGGTTCACCGCCTGGGCTTCCCGGACTCCATCGAGTACGACGAACTGCCATCAAAAAACGATGGCATGAAAGAATCCGCCGCGCGCACCTCAGAAGAACGCGAAGAAAAGCTCCCGAAGGAATGCCCGGAGTGCCATTTCATGAAACCCGCCGGGGTTTACGTCTGCCCGAAATGCGGCTTCAAGCCGCTGTCCGGAGAGGACGTCCAGACCGACACACAGCGAAATATCAAAAAACTCAAAAAGGGCGGGAAGGTTTACACCAAATCCGACAAACAGTCCTGGTGGAGTCAGATCAAGTTCTATCAGCGTCAGCGCGCGTCGATGGGTAAGCCGGTCAGCGATGGCTGGTGCGCCCATACCTTCCGCGACAAATTCAACGAGTGGCCGAATGACCTCAGCAACTTCCCGATGGAGATAACACCGGAGGTCAGTAACTACATCAAACACAAGCGCATCGCCTTCGCCAAGGGTAAAGAGAAAGCCGCGCAGGATGCAGCCGGATCATCTGCCGGCGGATCAGACGAAACGCAACGGGTTAGCCGGGCAAAACAGCAGGTAGAAGAAATTCGCAGCAGGTTGGAGAAAAGAGCGTGAAAACAGCAGAGGCCGCAAAAGGCCGGTGGTCAGAGATTTTTGAACATTATGGAATGCCGCCGATCACTGGCAAAAATCATTTTAAAGGGGAGTGCCCTGTATGCGGTGCGCGAGGAAAATTCCGTGTAGATGATCGCGATGGCGCAGGAACCTGGATTTGCACGTGCGGGAGTGGCGACGGTATGAAGCTGCTTTCCCTTACGCAGAGCGGGAAAACTTTCTCGGCTCTCTGCGCTGAGGTGGATCAGCTTATCGGGAATGATTACCGCCGTGAGAAAATTCCGGTCAACAGTTCTGCCGCGAAGTTACGCCAGCGCACCATCAGTAAATTCGCGAAGCTGCCCCCACTGCATGGAACCAACGGTGCCGGATACCTGCGCCAGCGCGGGATTAACAAATTACCCGGCGATGCCATCAAGTTCTGTGAGCGGCAGCGCCACGCAGGCAGGGTTTACCATGCCCTCTATGCTCTCGCCACGGACGATAAAGGAGAGTTGTGCTATCTCCACCGTACTTTGCTGGAGGGAGAACACAAAGCGCCACTGGGCGAAAGTGCCAAACGGCAAAAATCCCTTCAGGAGGAAAACTATCTTGAATATGCCCGCTCCGTAGCGATCCGCATGTTTCCTGTTTCATCAACGCTGGGGATTGCAGAGGGTATTGAGACGGCATTGTCCTGCTACCAGATTTACGGCGTTAACACCTGGGCCGTGATGAACAGCAATTTTATGAAAAAATTCCGCGCGCCCGGCGGGGTGAGGCATCTGATTATTTTTTCTGATATGGACAGGAATTCAGCAACCGGTCATGCGGCAGCCTTTGAGTGCGCCCATGCCAATCTGCTGGCAAAAAACGACATCGTAAAAGTAAGCGTGCGCTGGCCCGATAACGGAGATTTCAACGATATGCTCCAGAACGGCGATCAGGTGCGGGAACTGGTATTCACCAAAAAACAAAAGGCGGCTGCATAATGCGTGATATTCAACTGGTACTTGAGCGCTGGGGAGGGTGGGCTTCTAATGAAGGCACTCAGGTTGGCTGGTCACCGATTGGCGCGGGATTCAAAGGACTTATTCCCCAGACAGGAAAATCCCGACCGTCCTGCTGTAACAACGACGGCATTATCGTTGATACCGCCGTGGGAATGCTGGGTAAGACGGGGCGCCATGATGAGCTTAAACTTGTCATGCTTCACTACATGTATGACGTGTCTAAGTCCACCATTTCCCGCTGGGAGAAATGCTCCGAGGGTAAGATCAGGCAGAAGTTAATGATTGCAGAGACGTTTATTGACGCCTGCATCATCATGTCAGGAGCCACGCTTGAAATGGACGACTGGACGCACCGAAGCAAAATAGTGAAAGTTGCATAAAAGGCTTTTCGTTACGAATTTTACCCATTATTGTGTTAAGAGCGGTTACTTCGCCACACCGCTTAAACTCGAAACCCTGCCGCCCGGCGGGGTTTTTTATTTTCTGGAGTCATCATGTCTGAGCAAG